GGGTTGATTGGTGGTCGCAACACCGCAACACTTCTTTTCTTTAAAAATCAAAAGGATAAACAAACAAGCAGTGCGGTAACAAAGCACCTTTTTTGTCGTAACGGAGGGTGCAAATACGCGTGTTATTACGACGGAGTTTTTTCGGGGGGTCGAAGTGTTGCGGGGGGTCGCGCGGCGGGTGCCGGAACGGTCGCCGGAAGGAGTGCCGAAAACTATGGTCGCTCAACCTTAGAAGGAGTTCGAAAATGCGCGAACACTATTTGCTGTCGTTCCCGATTATGGGCAGCGACGCGGTTTTCCACTGCTACGTGATGACCAACAAGCGCAGCGATCTGGAACACATGGCGAACAAGATGCTGGAGGTGGTCGAGGACGCGATCGGCGGGAAAATCAGGGCGCCGATATTTCTCTCGACCGGGCCCCTGGACCCGGCCACCGCGAAAACGCTCCGCAAGTTCGTCGCCGAGCACAGCCCCGACAAGGGCGAAATGCTGCGCAAGGCCAAGAACTTTCATTTCACCTTCTGGGGAATGAAGCAGTCCGACCCGGAAAATTCCGAGTTGATGAAAATTCACTGATTGGGGGGAACTCGAAGATGGCGTGGATCGGCCGCAAACGAACCGAAGGCGAGCGTCACTCCAACGGCCGGCTCAAGTACCGCAAACCGAAACCACCGCCGGAGCAGCCGCACCGCCGCGGCTACGGCTCCAATCCGCTCGCCGAGACGGTTCACGGTCGCTATTACCTCGGGAACCACATCAACGGCCCGCAGTACGTCGCCGGTTCGTTATTCCTGCGGGCCCGTCTCAGGTACCAGGCCGCGATCGGATCGCCCCACGGCCTCTGCAGCCAGCCTGACGGGCATGTGGTCAAGTTCGACCGCGACGACGCCAAGGACGTCGCGGCCTACGAGGCCGCCCGCGAGATCCTGGGCCGCCTTACGGCCGACCTCGAATGGGTGCTGTGCCAAGACGCCCAGCTCGCCGACCTTACCGCCTATCGCGAAGGTCTCGACGCGTTGCGGAGGCTGTACCGTGTCTAAAGTCCCAGACTTTTAGTCCGCAAATCGGTTGACGAACGGACTTTTCGTCCGCAATGGTGGTTCATGACTTGGCAACTTCCCGACATGACCGCACTCGAGTTCAAACTGGCCCTCGAACTGCTCGGGATGTCGCAGGCCGCCGCCGCCCGCTTCCTCCGGCAGTCGTCCCGCCAAACCGCCCGCATGGCCAACGGCGAGGTTCCGGTCCCGGCCCCTATCGCCATGTTGCTCCGCAGCATGATCTTCCACGGCGAAACGCCGGGCGTGCCGCCACGGCTAGCCAAGCAGTATTGACAACCCACCAAATCTAGTATTCGCTAGCGTAATGCAGGGTGCGTCGTCCGCGCACCACGCCGCTACACTAGCCCCTGGCCTTCCCCGGCGGGGGCTTTTTCTTTGGACATATTCGAATGTCCGGCGCGAAAATCATTCCTATACTCGATCGCCAACTCGAACAGCAACGCGCCGAACGCCTCGCCGAACAACGCGCCTGCACCGAGGAAATTATCAATTTCATGGAAGACGAGCTGAACAAGATCCAGCAAATTCTCGATGGATTGCAACGACGTGTCGGGGAACTCGAGGAGGGGGTCACCCCCGCAGCAAGTGGCTAATCCGAATAAGAAAACGCCTTTGGAACTGGATAGTCTTGCGAGAGCCTATACAGAGGTCAGTATTCAGACGCTCGGCAACTACGTCAACAGCCCGCAAGTAGAGCCGGATATCAAAATCCGCGCGATATCGATCCTGCTCGATCGCGGCTGGGGTCGGCCGAAACAGGACAACACGCACCAAATCGGCGGCGAAGTCCGCGTGATCCTGCGCAAGATGCTCGACGACGAGAGCGAGAGCGATGGCGATCGAGACAAACACGAATGACATGACCTTCGAAGAGCGGGTTCGATACTGGATGCAGCGTCCCGGCTACGAATGTCTTGCCGGCGAGCCGATGGAAGTCACGCGCGAAATCATTCGGCGATTGCTTGCCAAAGATCCGCGAAAGCGCAGGGCGGCAAAACGCTACGACGGATTTCACGAATGAACGTTCTCGCCACCGTCAACCTTCCGCATTTGGGTTGGCAACCGCGGGCGCATCAAAAAAAACTCTGGCGCTACATGATGCGCGGCGGCAAGCGAGCGGTCGCGGTCTGGCATCGACGCGCCGGCAAAGACGAGGTGTGCTTGAACGCGATGTCGGTCGCGATGTTCGAGCGGCCGGCCAACTATTGGTACACGCTCCCGTTGTTTACGGACGGCCGCAAAGCCATCTGGGACAGCATCAACCCGCACTCGGGAAGACGGAGGATCGATGAAGCTTTCCCACACGAAATGCGAGAGAGCACTCACGACGGTCTCATGCGCATCCGCTATCACAACGGATCTACCTTCCAAGTTACCGGAAGCGACGCCGTCTCCCAAGGAAGCGGCATCGGGTCGAGCGTTGCAGGTATCGTGTTCAGCGAATTTGGCTTGGCGAACCCGTCGTCTTGGGGGTTCTACAGGCCGATCTTGGAAGAAAACAACGGGTGGGCGGCGTTCGTCAGCACTCCCAGAGGACGCAATCATTTACTTCAGCTCTACGAGCACGCCAAGCGAACTCCTGGCTGGTTCGCCGAGCTTCTCACCGCCGACGATACCAAGGCTCTTTCGTCAGAAGCTCTTGCCGAAACCCTGAAGGAATACGTCGCGATCTACGGCGAGGCCTACGGCCGGTCGATCTACGACCAGGAGATGTTCTGCTCGTTCAACGCCGCCACGATCGGCAGCTTCTACGGAGACTTGATGGCGCAGTGCCGCCTCGACGGTCGCATCTCCGAGGAGGTCGTGGCGCTGCCGGACAAGCCGGTAAACTATTCCTGGGATCTGGGTGTCGGCGACGACACTAGCATCTGGGCGTGGCAGGCGGTCGGCTCGCAACTGTTCGTGCTGTGGCATTACGCATCGTCCGGCGTCGGGCTCGAGCATTATGTGGACGTCGTCGAGAAAGCGGAGCGCGAGCACGGTTGGAGCCACGGCAGCGATTATGTCCCGCACGACGCCAAGGTCAGGGAGTTTACCAGCGGCCGAAGTCGAGTGGAGACTATGGGCAAGATCGGCCTCAAACCAATACTTGCACCCGATTTGTCCGTCGACGACGGGATTAACGCCGTACGAAGAACTCTGCCTTTATCGTGCTTTCATCCGCGCTGCGAGGTCGGCGGCATCGATGCTCTCGAACAATATAGAAGGGAGTGGGACGACGACAAAAAGTGCTTCCGGGCCAATGCGGTCCACGACTGGACCTCGCACCCGGCCGACAGTTTCCGATACCTCGCGCTGAGTTGGCGCGCGGCTCCGCGGCTGGTAGCAAAGCAGCCCAAGCTCGAAGGCTGGCGCATTCCGCCGCCGGCCGAGCCGAAGCGCGGAGGGATTGTTTTATGAAAAGGAAAAAGCTCTCGCTGGCCAAGCAGCAGCTCCTGCTGGAGAAGCAGCAGGTCCAACAGCAGCAGAACATGCTCGGCGACAACCAAAAGATGCTGGGCGACATGATACGGATTGCCGTGGCCATCGAGCGGTTCGAGAAGGCGCAGCATATCGCGCATCAGCAGATGGTTCGGGTGACGGAAGGGCAGGGCAGCGTTAGCGGCCGGATATCGCGCATCGAGACCATAGTGGACCGGGCCGAGCAGTTGCATTTGAGCTTGGCCAAGGTGGTGTCGTCGTTGTTGCGCAAAACGAAGAACGACATTCCGCCGAAGTATCGCAAGCAGATCGACGCGATAGCGCGCAGGGCGAAGGCGGATGGCTGAGCCCGGCAAGAGGGAATTCCTCACCGAGGAAGTTCGGCAGTCGATGGTGAACGCGCGGTTGCGCGACGTGCTGAACGAATACGGCGGCGGCGTCGATATGATGCTGCTGCTGCAGATCATGCTCGATGCGATGAACGCCAAATTGACGGCGGGCGACGTTGCCGCGATTTATTCTTATCGGTGCCAATCGAGAGACCGCAAAGATGGCTAGGCCCAAGAAGGCCAAAAAGGCCAAGCTGCCGACGATGCCGAGATCTTACAAGCGCATGATTGCCGAGGAGGTCGCAAAAAAGCGCATGCGATCTCTCGGCCGCAAAAAACAGGCATAGCTCCGATGGCCGACGACGCCGACAAGCCTCCGGTCGAGGAGGACGTCCGTACCGACGATCACGAGTACAATCCCTTATTGGAGCCCGACAGCGCCAAGGCGTGGCTGAACCTGCTGCAAGAGAGCGAGGACGCTTTCGAGAGCTGGAACTGCCATTGCGACAACATCGATCGGTTGTATGCCAGTCTGGAGCAACTGGCGCACGGCCGGACGGGGACGACGGAGCGGTCGAAAGAATATCAAATTTTTTGGGCCAATCAGGAAGTGATCAAGCCGGCGATCTACGCCAAACCTCCGGTTGCGGTGGTGGCGCCCAAATTCAAGGACAGGAGAGCGGTTTACCAGCAGGCCTCGGAGGTGATGGAGAGGTGCTGCAACGTCGCGTTCGACCTGACCCGGATCAACGATTTGATGCTGTTGGTGCGCGACGACATTGCCTTGACGGGCCGCGGCGTGGCCTGGTGCCGTTACGAGAGCGCGGGCGAGGGCGATCACGACGGCGAGCGGGTATGCATAGACTTCAAGGGCCGACGAGACTTCCTGCACAGCATCTCTCGTAACTGGCGCGAGGTGACGTGGGTTGCGGCTGCGAGTTATTTGACCCGCAGCGAAGCGCGCCAGCGGTTCAAGGAATACAGCGGCGACGCCTATCAGGAGGCCGAGTACAAGGTCGACAAGGACAGCAAGGAGATCGGCGGCGCCGACGCGCGAGAGCGTGCCAAGTTCTGGGAGATCTGGTCGAAGGGCTCGGGGAGGGTGTGCTGGGTCGCGGAGGGCGTCGAGAAGATTTTGGACGAGGACGAAGCGCATTTGGATTTGCAGAACTTTTTCCCTTGTCCCAAGCCCGCGTACGGTTCGGTTCAGCGCGGATCTCTGGTCCCGGTGCCGGACGCCATGCAGTACCGGGACCAGATAGAGGAAGTGAACATGCTGACGGCGCGCATACACGCGCTGAGCGACATGCTGCAATGCAAGGGTTTCTATCCGGCGGGCGGCGACGCCGCGGAGGCCATTCAGACGGCGATCGCGATGAAGTCGGATGCGGTGATCGTGCCCATCAGCAACTGGTCGTCGTTCGGCGCCAACCGGGAGCCGATCCTGTGGTTGCCGATAGAGATGATATCGAACACCATTACTGCGTTGGTTATGTTAAGAAAACAAGTTATCGACGATATATATCAAATAACCGGCATGGCCGACATAATGCGGGGCGATACCGATCCGCAGGAGACGCTGGGCGCGCAGCGCCTGAAGAGCCAGTACGGCTCGACGCGCATTCGCGACAAGCAGCAGGAGCTCGTGCGGTTGGCGCGAGACCTCGTGGAGATTACCAGCGAGATCGTCACGGAGAAGTTTGCCGACAAGACCATCGTCGAGATGTCGCAGACGCAACTGCCGACCGATCGGATGCAGCGCGATCGTATGATGCAGATCGAGCAGCAACTGATGCAGGCGCAGCAGCAGATGCAAATGGCGCAGCAGACGATGCCGCCGACGCCGCCGCCCGATCCGACGCAGTCGGCGCAGACGCCGATGCAGTCGAGCCCGCAGCAGCAGCAGATACAGCAGTTGCAGGCGCAGATGCAGCAGGGCATGGCCGAGATCGAGACCATCAAGCAGGAGCCGACGATCCAGCAGGTGCTGCGGCTGCTGAAGGACAGCCGGGTCAAGTCGTTCGTGCTCGACATCGAGACCGACAGCACGATCATGTCGGACGAGCAGGCCGAGAAGCAGGCCCGCGCCGAATTCGGCACGATGATGTCGAATTTGCTGCCGCAACTGGGAGCTTTGATCCAGAGCAATCCGGCCTATGCGGAGTTCTGCGGCAAGTTTCTCAAGTTCATGACGGCGCCCTATCGCGCCGGCCGCGAGTTGGACAGTTCGATCGACAATCTCGTCGAGTTGGTCGAGCAGAAGGGCCAGCAGGCGCCGCAGGACGACCCGATGACGGCCAAGAGCAAAGTCGATCTGCAGATCGAGCAGATGAAGCTGACTTACGCCAAGACCAAAGACGACGCCGACCGGCAGGCCAAGATGATGCAGGCCCAGATGACGGCGCAAGGCAAGATACAGGACAACCAGATCGACGCGCAGGCCAAGGGCATGGAGGTTCAGGGTCGGCAGCAGGAGCACAATGCCAAGCTGATGCAGATCCAGGCCGACGCCGCCAACAAGCAGCGCGAGCACGAGTTCAAGCTGCGCGAGGCCGCCACGAAGGCGCAGGCCGACCAGCAGAAGCACGCGATGACGATGCAGCATGCGGCGGCGAAAGCCTCGCAGGCCGATCAGATGGCGCAGGACAGAAGGGCGCAGCAGCAATTCCGGATGACGCAGCGGCCCGGCGGGGGCGTCGTTCCATGATGAAGAAGGGCGACCGCGTCAGGTTGACTGCGCGAGCCGCCCGAAGTGCCGCCGAAGGTTACTGCCGTTTGCGCCGCAAGCATCCGCCGGACTGGCTGCATCGCTGCGGCACGGTACAGCACACGCCTGGGATCAGCAGCGGCAACGTTCTGGTGATTTGGGACGGCCTCAAGGGCCACGACAGTTGGCCCAAGGCGGCGCTGGAGCCGATCGATGCCGATCGGTGATCTTGCGCGGCAGGACGAGTACGACGTTCCTCTCGAGCAATCGAGCGGCGTCGGCTGGGCCAACAGGGTTGCGGAGAGACTGCCGGATACGTGGCCGGCACGATTGGCGAGGGACGCGATGGGCGCCGTTCTGGCGCCGGGTCGCGCGCTGCAATCCGATACGCCGATTACGTCGGAGCAGATGATCGAGCCTATGGCTAATTTGGCCGGATTGGTAATGGGTGGGAGTTACGCCAAGCCGGCGACGAGGGATGCGTCGGGGATGGGCATTAGGGCCTATCATTCCTCGCCGCACGACTTTGACAAGTTCGATTTGAACAAGATCGGCACGGGCGAGGGCGCGCAGGTTTACGGGCATGGGTTGTATTTCGCCGAGAACCCGGCGGTGTCGGGGCAGGGCGGGCAGTATTGGAAGCAGTTTTTGAATAGGTTTGGCGGAACAGAGCGGGAGGTCGCCGAACGATTAAAGGCGTCCAACTTTGACCGCAAGGCGGCGACAGGAAACATAGACGAAGAGCTGGCGTGGCTTGAGTACAATGCAAAGCACGCAAGTAACCCGCAAGCTGCGGCAAAACACGCAGAGATGTTGGAGGCATTGCGTAGACTTGAAAGCGGCCAGCCTGTCGGTCCCCGCACTTACGAGGTCGATATCAACGCCGATCCGGCGCATTTTATGGATTGGGATAAGCCATTAAAGGAGATGAGCCAGTCAGTCAAAGATGCGTTGAGAGATACGTGGATGGTTCATCCAGAAGGATATTCGCAACAAACTGGTTCACAGATTTACAAAATCAATGAAAGGCAGATGGCAACTGGTGGGAGCGGTCTAGCATACAAAATGAACGAAGCCGGCATCCCCGGCATCAAGTATCTCGACGAAGGATCGCGCGGTATGGTGCGCCAAGCGGACGAATTGCTAAAAATATACGAGACGCCGGAGCGTGTGCGCGAGGTGGCTCGTCAAGCCATCAAAAGGGGTGAGGATGCCGATTATTGGCAGAGCATTCTGCGCGGCTTGGGTGACAGAACTCACAACTACGTCGTATTCGATCCTGGCATCGTCGACATCATGAAGAAGTACGGCATTGCAGGCGCGGCCGTACCGCCCGTCATGGGCGCGCTCGCCGCCCAAGACAATTATCGGCAATAGGAGGAGACCATGGCCCAAAGCGCACTGACCGTAACGACGCCGAACCCGACGCCGCCGACCAACATGAGTTTTACCGGAGCGACGCCGCCGAACCCGCCGAACTACACCAGGCAGACCCAGAACGACCCCAAGAACTGGTCCGCGACCAATCCGAAGGACTTTCCGCCGCCCTACTTCGACGACGGCTCGGCGGGATCGCTGATTTTGTTCGCGGCCAACACCGCAGCGCTGGCGTCGGGAACGTCGGCGGCCGACAACAATACCGGCACCACGCCGGGCACCGCGGGCGCGGGCGCTGGCGGCACGGGCTTCAACAGCGTCAGCGGTTCCTATCCCGGCGCGGCCAACGGCGTCGTCCCGGCCTCGACCAGCGTGGCGCACGAGGGCGCCGGCACCGAGACCTCGACCACGGGGAGCTATTCCGGCTCGATTTACGCGCCGGTCCCGATCGTGATGACGAGCACGGGGCCGGTCGCGACCACGGCCACGATCCTGGCCGGGCCGAACGCCACGCACGCCTCGACGCTGTCGCCTTCGACCAATCCGACGCTGACAAGTCTGGGCACGCCGTCGTCGGTCTCCGGCGCGAGCGGCACCTACTCGCAGACGGTAACGGGGACCAACTTCACCCGGCAATCGGTGATTTACGTCAACGGCGCACCGCAGACTACGACCTACACGTCGGCGACCAGCCTGACGGCGCCGACCGTGACCAAGAAAACCTCTGCCGGCACTTGGCCGGTGACGGTGGTTACCGGCGGCGTCGTCACCACGCTTCCTCAGACTTGGACCTTTACGTAAAGGAATTTTGCACATGAGCAAAGAACCGACGCGGCCGGCCGACAAGGAAGAACAGAAACAGCAGGTCGAGGCCAAGCGCCCCGAGACCGACGACGCCGAAAGGCGGCGCCTGCTCGAGGAGAAGCCGTTCGATTACATCGAGCGGACCAGGCCGGAAGATCCGAGCGGGCGTCCCGGCCAACTGACCCGCGACAACGTCAACCCGAACATCCCGAGCGGCAAGCCCGGCGATCCGCCGAATTCGGGAGGGATCGTAGATCCGACCAGTCTGGGCATGCCGCAGGGCGGCGTTGCCCCGAAGGAAGCGCAACCGCTGCCGGAAGGCGAGTTGCCGCGCACCGAGAGCATCAACGAGCCGCCCGGCTCCAACGTTTACGGCGTGGCGGTGCCGGAGGGATTGGGGGCTCCCGTCGTGAACTCGCTCGATCCGGAGGAGTGCACGATCGGCGATCAAAGTTTCGACCTCGAGGTGCACGGCGAGAACTTCTTTGCCGGCAGCGTGATCGTGTTCGCGGGGCACGACGAGCCGACGACGTACGACGAGACCGCGGGTACGCTCTCGACCGGCGTGGACATGAGCGTTTGGCACGGGCCGGACACGGTCAAGGTTAGCGTGCGCAACGGTTCGGTCAAGTCCAACGAGGTCGATTTTACGTTTCTGGACGGAGGGGCCGCGCGAGACGCCGATCCCGACGACCTCGAGGAGGAGATCGACGAGGCGGTCGAGAGCGGCGAGGCCAAGTCGATCAGCGCGGCGAAGCCCAAGAGGAAGCGCTGATGGGATTGCCTGTCGTAACGGTTGCTAGCGGCGGTTTGCCGATCGTGGAGGCGACGAGCGGCACGCCTGTCACCGAGGCGGCGAACGGGAGAGGCGTGGCGGTGACGAAGGTCGTCGGCAAGCCGGGATTGCCGGTGACGTTCGAGACGATCGGAGCGGGACCCGGAACGACGTATGCAACGTTGGATGCAGCTTCGGTTACTGCGGTTGCGTTGTCCGGCGGCGGTCTGGTCGCCACCAACACCGGGACGACGTCGACGGATCAGGGTGCAAAGGCGATTGCTGCATCCGGCAAAACCAGCGGCAAATATTATTTCGAGGTGACGTGGACGACGGTTTTTGCCGGTCAGGGCAATCTCGGCGTCGGTATCGGTACTTCGGCCTCGACTTACACCGGCATGGGCAACAACGCTACCACCGGAGACCAAGCATTTCAGTCGGGCTCCACTTATTCGAACGGCAGCATTGTCGGTAGCGGCACCGGGCGTGTTTGGGCCAGCGGCTTTGTTATGGGTATTGCGGTCGATATGGACAATCGGCGTATTTGGTGGCGGCAATCGCCGGCCAGCTTTTGGAACGGTCTTGCGCCGAACGATCCGACGACGAACGTTGGCGGCATGGTAATTCCTGCCGGAACGATGGTGCCGTTCGTTACGTTCGGGGGCACCGGGGGTGTGGCAAACAACGTCTTGACGGCCAACTTTGGTGCATCGGCCTTTAACGGTGCCGTGCCTTCCGGTTTTACGGCAGGGTGGCCGGCATGACCGTCGAGTTAGTCGAAGTCGAGCCCAACAAATGGCGCGTCAAGCGCACTCCGCAGAACTTCGCGCGCTCCGAGCATCCGATCCCTTATGTCATCTCCGACAGCATGCCGCCGACCGAGCAAGTGGACGGCAAGTTCTACGAGAGCAAGAGCACCTTCCGCGCGGTCGGCCGCGCGCTGGGATTGGTCGAGGTCGGCACCGAGAAGTTGACGCCGAAGCCCAAGGGAACGAACCATGCCGACAAGTCGCACAAAGAAGGGCGCAGACGGGCGCTCGAAAAAGCTCTGGCAATCGTCAAAGGAGTATAGCCATGCCCAGCAAAAGCGCGAAGCAGGCTCGCACCATGCGAGCGGCGGCCCACGACAAGGGTTTTGCCAAGAAGATGGACATTCCGCAGAAAGTCGCGCGCGAGTACGTAGCGGCCGACAAGCGCAAGCCGCCCAAGGCATCGAAGCGCTGACAAATCGAGGCACCTCGATTTAGCGAACGAGAACAAATAGGGAAACACTATGTCAGACACTACCGTTGCACCGCAGGGTGCAGCGCCGCCTTCGGCTGCGCCTTCGGCACCCGCCAACGAAGTCCCGATCAACCAGAACCCGACCTCGAGCCCGAACCCGATCGGCTCGCAGGCGCCGGAACGGATCAAAACCGCCAGGGAAAGCCTCCAAGAGGCGTTCGATCGCGCCAGCAATCCGCCGCCCAAGGGCGAGCGGCAGGCTCCGAGGCCGGCGCCGAAGCCGGCCGAGGCCAAGGCCGGGCACAACAACCCGCCGGAGGAAACAGAGAAGTTCGACCTCAAGAAGCCGCCGAGCGACAGGAACAAGATAGCGGGCGAGCCGCAACCGCGCGATCGCGGCCGGTTTGCGCCGCGGGCACAGGACGGGCAAACGGGCACGCCCAATGCCCAAAACGCCCAAAACGCCCAAAACGCCCGACCCGCGCAACCGACGCAATTGCCGGCGCACGCTCCGTTCGCGCAGCCGCCGCAGCGGCTGTCGGAGCACGCCCGGCGGGACTGGGCGACGGCGCCGGAGAGCGTGCGCGGCGAGATCTGGCGCCAGCAGCAGGAATTCGCCAAGGCCTACACTTTCTACAAGGACGACCACGAGGCCTACAAGCCGATCAAGCACTACGCCAAGATGGCAACGGACGCCGGTACGGACTTAAAGACCGCACTCGACAACTATGTCGGGATCGAGAAGAAGCTCCGCGAAGATCCGATCGGGGGGCTCGACCAGATCGTCTACAACCTCAACCTGACCGATCCGCAGACCGGCAAGCGCATCGATTTGCGCGACGTCTCCTATAGCGTGCTGTCGCAGACCCCGGAACAGTTGCAAGCTACTCAGACGAACAACGCCCAGCAGGCGACGCAGCATCAAATGGGCGCGGTACTGCAAAAGCTCGAAAGGCTTGAAAACGAACATAGGCAGATGCAGTATAACGCGCAGCACGCCTACACGCGGTCGGCGATAGACCAATTCGCCTTAAGCCATCCGCGATTGGACGAGCTCGGAAAAGTAGTAGAGCAAGAGCTCAAGTTCGGGTTCGATCTTGAGACGGCATACAGAAGGGCAGAGGCGCTCTACCCTGCCGCACACGCGGCTCAGACCCGCACCACATCGGCTCAGACCCGACCAACAAACCGCAGCATTTCCGGTGCGCCCGACGTGGCTCCCTCAAACGGAGCGTCGAGGAGACCGCAAAAGCCCAGCGGATCGGCACGCGAAGCAACGCTCAACGCCATGCGGCGGTTGAACGGCTCGCTTTGACAATCTGAACCCATGATGGAGAGGCAATCATGCCCAACGTAACGACCAATGCGGCCTATCAGCAAATTCTTTCCATGGCGCTCGAGGATCGCAGCTCCGGCTATCAGGACCTCGTTTCCAACAACAACGCGCTGCTTGCGGTGCTGAAGCGCAAGGGAATGTGGAAAACCTATTCGGGTCCGAAAATCCGCGAGACTTTGCAAATCGGCAAGTCCAGTGCGCAGTGGTATTCCGGATACGACCAATTGCTCAATCCGGCGATCGATTTGTTCAACGACGCGTTCTGGGACCCGAAGATGGTGGTGGTCCCCGTTATCCTCAGCATGCAGGAGATCCTCAACAACGAGGGCGAGGCGCAACTACTCGACGTTTTTACGACTTACATCGAGGCCGCAGAAAAAGCGCTGGAAGATGCCATGGACGCCGGCATCTACAGCGACGGCACGGCGAACGGAAACAAGCAAATCACCGGGTTGGCGACGGCGCTGCCGATCCTGCCGAACACGGGCGTCTACGGCGGCATCGATCGCGCCTCGGCGACGATCTGGCGGCCGTCGACGTTCGATCCGCACGGCACTGCCGGCACGGTGACGCTGGCGCCGATCGGCCCCCAGATGACGAGCACGACCATCCGGCCGATGCTCAACTACGTCATGACGCGGCAATCCCGCAACCGCGACTATGCGGATCTTCTGATCATGTCGCCGGAGCACTACGCGGCCTACGACGCCGCCACGGTCGCAATCCAGCGGCAGCAGAACTCGACGTCGCTGGGGCAGCTCGGGTTCTCCGCGCTGGAATACATCGGCGGCGGCAAGCGCGCGGAGATCGTGCTCGACGGCGGCATCGGCTCCAATATGCCGGCGAACACCACGTTCGGCATCAACACCGACAGTTTCCGGATGCGTTATCACCCGAACAGAAATTTCGACAAGCTGTTCGAGGGCGACGGCCAGATGCCGATCGACAAGGATGCGGTTGCCCAGTTTATCGGTTTCATGGGCGAGCTCACGCTCGTCAATCCGCTTTACAACTGGAGAATGTACGACAGCAACCCGGCGGCCTAACACGTCTTTGCAACAAGCCGTCGAGTAACCGGAGCCGCATGCAGTCCCCCTGCCCTATGCAGGCGGCTCCGGACCCCTGCCACCAACGGAGAAAGCGATGCGTTATTTCGATCCCGACGAGGCTCTCGTCGTAACGTTCAAATATCTGGCTTTCGAAAACGAAAGCAAATCCCTGGAAGAGGGCCGCCCGATTTACGACGACGTCGAAGTCTGCGAAATCCGCTCGCCGGGGTCCAAGGAAGTCAAAGTGTTCCCGGCAACCGAGTTCTCCCGCTGGATGGACGATCGCTTCACCGGGCGGCAACGCAAGCAGAGCTACGCCGAGCGTTTTCAGCATCAATACCGGCAATTCAAGGAGCATGCGGCGCAGACCAAAACCGGCACGCCGCTGGATCGCGTGCCGTTCCTGTCGGACGGCCGCCGCGCCGAATTGCGCGCCCAGAACGTCTACACCGTCGAGCAACTCGCCGCGATCGACGGCAGCGAACTGAAAAACCTCGGTCCTGGCGGTCGCGAGTTCAAGAACAAGGCGACGGAATTCATCGAGGAAAGCAAGGGCTCGGCTCCCAACAAGCAGATGGCCGCCGAACTAGAGGCGCTGCGCGCCCGCAATGCCCTGCTCGAGGAGGACGTGGTCGCGTTCAAGAACAAGCGCGAGCTCGACGAGGCCGAGTTCGAGCCGATGACCATGGAGCAGTTGCGCGAATACATCACGATCAACACGGGGCGAGGCCCGGTCGGCCAGCCCAACCGCAAGAACTTGGTGCGAATGGCAATGGAGTGTCGGCCGGACAAGGTGGCATGACATGACGCTGCTGTCGGTAACGAAGGACGTTTGCGCAGTGGTCGGCGTGCAAGTGCCGACCAGCGTATTCGCCAACATTGCCGGCAACCGTACCATGACGGAAATGTTGGCGTTGGCGAACGAGATGGCACAAACCATCGCCTACGACGGCCGGGACTGGACGCTGCTGCGAAAGGTTCGCACGATTGCGGGCGACGGCATCACCACGGCGTTCGACATGCCGGTCGATTACCGGCGGTTTCTGCTGACCTCGAACGTGTGGCGCTCGACGTCGACGCAGCAGCCGATGCAATTCGTCTCCGATACCGACGAGTGGACGAACCGGCGGCTGTCCGGCAACGCCGATTGGACGGCCGGCAGTTGGGGAGAGTGGACCCTGCTCGGCGGCCAGATCCACATTTTCCCGGCGCTGTCCGCGACGGACACCGCCTATTTCGCCTATCTCGACAAGAACTGCGTCAACTTGAGCAGCGGCGGTCACGGCGACGTTTTTCTGGCCGACGCCGACACGTTCGCGCTGGACGAGCGCGTGCTGAAGCTCGGCATGATCTGGCGTTGGAAGTCGCAGAAGGGCTCGCCCTACAACGAGGATCTGGCAACCTACGGCGACGCGCTGTCCAACGTATCCGGACGCGACAGTCCGGCGCCGATCCTGATCCCGCGGCCGATCGGCACCGGCACTTGGGGGCGGTCCTATGGCAGTTTCTAGCCGCCAGGTAATGCCGAGCGTCGGCGCGTTCAACATCGCGCTGGAGGGCCCTGCCGGACCTCCGGGGGCAATGGGATCGCCGGGCTCGACGGGGCCGCCGGGGCCACCGGGGCCTTTGGGGCCGCCGGGAGCGGACGGCGCAACGGGGCCGCAGGGACCGCAGGGCGTCCCCGGAGCGGACGGCACCAGCGGCTCGTCGGATTGGGCCGACATCGCCAACAAGCCGGCAACGTTTCCGCCGGCCGCCCACAATCATCCGATTAGCGAGGTTACCAATCTTCAGACCGCGCTGGACGGCAAGGTAAACGATGCCGGCGACGTCATGACCGGCACGCTGACGCTGCCGAACGGCACCGGAGCATTGCCGTCGCTGGTGGGCGTCGGGTTTGCAACGACGGGATTGGCTTGGTCCGGCTCCGGGTTGAACCTCTGCGCGGGCGCGGTTTCCAGAATGCAAGTCGGCAGCACCAACGTTGCGACCACGATACCGATCATCGGTCCCAACGGCGTCGTCGCTACGCCGGCTTATGCGTTCAGCGCCGAAGCCAGCAGCGGGTTTTATCGCAAAGGCACCGGATCGATTTCGGTGTCCGGCGCCAACTCCGAAGTCATGAACTGGGTCGGCAGCAGCAAGACTACGACGGCGTTCGGTCCGGTCTTGCTGCCGAACGTCGCCCCGAGCAACGTGCTGGAGGCCACGACCAAGCAATACGTCGACGGATTGAATACGCTGAACGTTCTCAAGGCCGGCGACGTCATGAGCGGCGCGTTGCGGGTCGGTACGACACTTCCGGCCCCGTCGTCGGTAGATACCATTAGCGGCAAGTGGCTCGCGACGGACGCCCAAGTCGGTTTCAACACCTATCCCAATTTCGCCTCTACTCAGTTTTTGACGCAGACCACCGGGTTCGGCGGCGCGATCGGGTTCAACGTTGCCAACGGCACCATGACGTTCATGACCGGTCCGAGCAGCGTTACGGCCGGTCAAGTCATCAACATGGCCGCGTTGGCAACGCTGACTGTCACCGGACAGTTCGCCCCGAAATCCGTCTCCATTACCAGCGTCGACAATTTTAATCTGTACAACGTTGTTTCTACCGACACGCCGGGAATGTCGGGCAGCATGGGCGTGAATACCGGCTGGCTTGGCTTCAACGCTATCGGCAGCAACGGTTTTCTTTGGGCAGGGGCCGGCAATTCCAGAATGACTTTGGCCCAAGGCGGCGGGCTCAACATTTCCGCGCCGGGCGTGACGACGACGGCGGGGCTGTTCGTCACCGGGGCTACCGCGCAGCACGCCAGCGATTTCAGGTCTAGCGCCACCAACTTTTCCGCCGTTATCGGCTGGGCGCAGGCTACCACGCATTACGGCTCGTGCGGCAAGGACGCGGCCGGCACCAAGTACAGTTTCTACGGCAGCACGGGCGCGTTCATTGCGGCCGGCACGTGGGCGACCTCGGACGGCCGCCTGAAGAGCGTCTCGCGCGAGGTCGATCCGATCGCGGCGCTCGCCGCCGTCAACGCGCTGACGGTCAAGGAATTTACCCCGGCCTCGCCGGCCGCGCGCTCCTCGTTCTTCGGCACCGAAGACGTCGTCTCCGACACGCTCTACGGCTGGAACGCGCAGGAGGTCGAGCTCGTGATCCCGATCGCGGTGCGCGACATCCCGTTGTCTCCCGACGATCGCGTGCTGCGTTCGGCGCTTAAATCCGTTCCGATGCCGGAGCTCGACAGCAAGGAAGCCGAGGCGCTCGGCGCCGAGGAT